GATAAATCAAGGGTTACAGCCTTTTTGATAATAGGTACAAGTAGGTGCAAATGAGGTAAAATAAATATCGAGTAGTATCGAGTTTGATACATATGTTCGAAAAAATGACCGATTTTTCATTGTGATTTTGCACAAAAAAAATGAAATTATCGAGTAAATATCGAGTAAAAAACGGTTCTAAAGAGTAATTCCTGCAACTTTTTGACATATAGTTGACTTTATGGAATCCAGATGGGTATAGATATCAAGAGTGATTCTAACATTTGAATGCCCCATAATTCTAGATGCTTCTTTTACATCTACTTTTAACTCATAAAGCATAGTACAGTAGTTATGACGGAACATATATGGGGTAAGGTCAGTGACGGCAATACCAGGATCCTTTACGACGTTCTGAACTACAATTTTGGGCTTACCACCAAGTTTCACATTTATCTTATTCCAGATACCGAGCCAAAAACGTTTATAGGTACTCTGAGAAATAAGGTCCCCATTAATACCAGTAAAGATAAACTTGGTATTATTATCAAGATGAAAAGAGTTCACTTCTTCCTGATACCAGGCTGGAACATCCACATGACGATATCCAGCCTGGCTCTTTGGTTCTTTCAATCCCTTTCCACCTTTCCATTTCAAGGCTTTATTCACAGTAATGGTATTATCTTTAATATCTGAAAAAGTGAGTGCAAGAGCTTCTTCAGGTCTTAAACCAGACACATATAGTGTATCAACATAAAGCTGCTCTTTTGGCGAAAAGGCATGTTTTCTTTTTAATTCAGAAATAGCATTCTTTTCAGCGTCTGTTAGAGCTCGAGACTTGGTCTGCCCGGAAGACTGCTTAACTTTTATCTTTTTACAAGGATTCTTATAAATAAGTTCATCATCAATGGCTGATTCGAAAATCTGATTTGCAGTGACCTTTATCATGCGCTGCGTATCAGGATGTCCTTCTTGCATATTTATTAAATTCTGAATATCACTCTTGGTAATTTCTGAAAGATGCATATTGTATAATGGCTCTAAATGATTATTAATAATACCGAGGTACTTCTGAGCGGTGGCATCAGCACAATGTCCCTTCTGGTAGGTGTTATACCAGTAAATAGCATATTCACCAAATATTTTGTTGCCATCATGAGAAAACATACCAAATTTCATTTTAGCCTTTAGTTCTGCAACCTTCTGATCCAGTTCTTTATTAGTAGGAGCAGATAAATGCACTCGCATCAAATTCCCGTTTTCATCATATTTTTTTATACTGACAGTTGTTTTATATAAACCATCAGGATATAACTTTCTTGCCATGATTAAAACCTCCACCTAACAGTCTTCTTGATTTGAACGAAAGTATTCTCCATTTTTAACCCAATATATCTTGTGCCTTTCGTCAAGTTCAGAAGGGAAATTTTCATCAACCAGACCATCATATGCATATAAAGATAAAACAACTGGGTCAGAAAGAAAATCTCTTCTGCGTAGTTCACATATAAATATTTCATCAGAAAACGAAGAATAATTAAATTTTAATATCAAAGTATAAGAATGAGTAAAATCGTAATAATCTAATAATTTATATTTTCCTAATTTAAAATAGGAACACACATCTTCCAAAGAATAGGATGGGCGTTTTAAAAAGTTTGATTTTTTCTTTTGCAGAATGACCTCCCAAAGACAACAGAAGAGAAAAAATATTATGATGCATATTATACAAAACAACCAGTTTAATTTTGGCCATAATGAGGTGATAAACGGAAGTTGAATGCATAGATAGTAGAGGGCTGCTACAAAAGGTATAAAAAGCAAAAATAAAATGTCGGAAAGGTTTGGAATGGGGAAACCTTTTATAATACAAGTAGAACAGTATTTATTTACAGAATTAATTCGCACAAATATATAGGAGCCCAATGCAATAACTAATATCAAACCTAGAGATACCAATATTACATGATATGGAAACGTACTTGATGGTATATCCGAAGTAGATACAATGTCAGATGATTGGTCAGAATTAATAACAACGTTATCATATGGGCAGACACCATCGGGATGCTGATGAGCAGGGTATCCGTGATGATAGTGATATTCGCCGGTAGAATGGTCATAATGTCCACCGGAAGAATCAGTTTTGCCAGGATGAGCAGAAACATTTAATGAAAAAATTAAAATAAAGAAAATTACTGTAAAAATAAAAGACATTTTTTTCATAACTCAATACCTCCATATGATGTTATTTAAGGAAATTATAGAAAATAAACGGAGAAAGGTCAAGATAAACCGAGATGGAATACATTACCAGTGGATGTGCAGCAGGCACAATGATAAAATGTTTGCATGGAAATACTAATCTGGCAAATCAGAAGGGAGAAACATATCACAATGCCAGAGTTGGCAGAACTGACGGGGATAGGAGAAAGCACCCTGTATGACTATGAGAGCGGAAGAACATCTCCAACACTGAGAGCTTTAGAAAAAATAGCAAAAGTAATGGGGGTAAGAATTAGAGATTTGTATACAGAATAGAATTGTGCGAAAGATAGAAAAAATAAGCCAAATGTTTAGAATTCCTCCGGATATTCGGAATTCTTAAACGAAACACTTTTCTGTGGGGAGAAGCAGTGGTAAACTCATGGCAGAAAGGGGGCTTGAGTTATGGAAAAGGACCTGATAAAAAAGGAAATCATAAGACTTGTAAAAAAATGTGATAAAATAAAAGTTATAAAATGCATATATTCATATGTTAGAAAAATAGTCAAATAAAAAAAGAACCAAGGACTTGCGCATTGTCCTTGGTTCTTTTTTAATTTTTGACTAATTTATTAAGTAACCGCTCTAAATCGTCCCAATCTTCATCCGTAAATTCTGAGAGAGCAGCAACAAGTCGATATTTAAAAGACCTGTCATCAGATAGCTGTATCTCGGCCACCATTTCGGAAATTCGTTCATCCAACGTTTTCTCGATAAACATATCACCGGTTCCAGTACGAAGCCAGGTTTCATTTACGTCATATAAAACGCATAGTGATTTGATAGAACGGGCGGAAAGATTCTTTTTTCCGTTTTCAATTTGATTTATAAAATTTCTAGACAAATCAAGGCTTCTAGCAAATTCTTCCTGACTTTTTCCGAGAGCTTCACGTAATTCTCGTACACGTTCATTCATGTAATCACCTCCTTATGTAGAAGATTATAACATAAAAAGTTGCCAAGTCAACAAAAATATATTGACAAAAGTTTCCAAGTGTGCTAGTTTGTGTTTACAAGGAAACAAAAAGAAAGGAAGTGAGAATATGGGAGAAAAAGAAAAAAGCGTAATGGAACGATTGGTAAGAGTTTTACCCACATTATCAGATTTTGACAGAGGTTACATTTTGGGAAAGGCTGAACAGACAGCGGAGAAACGAAGAGAAGAGAAAAAGAAAAAACTTCCAGTAGTATAAGGAGAAAACAGATGGAATATCCAAAACCAGTAATGAGTATCACCGAGCTTGGGACAATGGGTTTTTCAATAAGGGATATGAAAAATGATGTTCATGTTCCGGGACAGGCCTTTGCCTGGAAAACATCGGGCGGTGGTAAATGGATGATTGATGTCAGAGAATATGAAAAATTCAGAAACCGTCGCAGAAGAAGATAAGGAGAACAGCAATGGAGCATGAACAACTTGAAAGAGTAACAGTAAAGCAGGCAGCAGCAGAGCTGAATATGGACCATCGTACAGTACAGTATTTAATGAGTGCCGGAAGATTGCCTATAGGACATGCTGTGAAAAGAGAAGGTTGTAACAGGACTACATATTATATTTACCGTGCCGCACTGGATGCTTATAAGAAATCTTTAAAAGGTGAAAAGGATGGAGAACCAGTACAGGGAAATACAGAACAGCGAATTGCAGAAGGCATACCAGAGAGCATATAGCCTGGAGTGCCGGGAAGGCTGGGAAGCTGAGAACCGGAACATTGAATATATCGGTTCCACGGAAAAGGAAAACGGAAGAATCACGGATTATTATAAGGATTCCGCCGGAGATTACTGGTACAGTACAAGATACCGTAGAGAGACCGGTGAGATTGTATCGATGGAAACGTTCATATTTGGCGAGGGCTTCCAGAAGCGGGAAAGAGAAAGGAGAAGAAAAAGATATGTTTTTCAAAAAATGGAAAGAGAAGAAGGAAAAGGAAATTAAGGACAAGGAGATTACGGACAGACTTAATGAACTGATAAGCCAGTATCGGAGGGAATGCATCTGGTACATGATTAAATCTGAGATGTCGGAAGAAGAGGTCCAGAAGCAGGATGTTAGCGCTGACCACCTGATGGAGTCGGCATTGAGAGAAGCAATAAAAGCCACAAGGGAAATGAGTGAGGAGATAAGGAGAAAGAAAAGATGCGCTACAGAATCAGAGTAATCACATTAATGGCAATAGCGGTGGTAGTGTTCCTTTTCACCATGTGGATGACATCACCACAGGAAGTATCTGGAGAAGTGAACAGCTTCACCGCAAAGACCATGAACGCAGTCGGAGAGATGGAAGTTGCACCGGTGCAACCGCAGGAGCAGGAGAATCCACTCGGTGAACCGTTCCTCATCCGGTGCACCTGCTACACATGGACTGGCAATCAGTGCCGCAACGGTAGCTGGCCGGTAGAGGGATTGTCCGTAGCCGGTAAGGAAGAATGGCTTGGAAAGGCTATCATCATGTATTCAGTCGCAGAAGATGGCGGAATCGGTGAATTTATCGGATATTTTGATTTTACTGACACCGGAGATGGGATTGACCTGGACGGAGACGGAAGGGGCGAGACCATCCGGAACGGGACAAGCATTGATGTATACAGAGATACGCTGGAGGGGTGTTACGAATGGGCAAAAATGTACGGAGATTATGTCTACATTCAGGTGGTGGATGCTGCAGGATAGACAAAAAAAGAGAACGTGTGGCGCACGTCCTCAAGTGGGCTGTAAGTAATTTGGCGAATTGCAAACTTCCCGCATGAACAATATACCATAAAAGCCGCAAAAATGCAAGGAAACAGGGCATTTCAGACCTGTTTTCGCAACTCGATTAGGAATATTAAAGATAAGGACAAATGCTATGGCATATTGTGTTGATATTTATAACTTCCCCGGGTCCATTGAGTATGAGTTTAAGTGGGAAGGAAATTACGGAGCAAAGGGAGAGAAGAGAGCCGCAAGAGAGAGACCTTCCCCCTGGCAGATAGAATTGCAGAATCAGATTAATAAAAAAAACAGAATCCGCAGGACGATAAAAGCGAACTTCGTAGAAAATGACTTCTGGCTGACCTTCACATACCGGAAGGGAGAGAGGAAGGATATGCAGGGAGTGAAAGAAGACCTCAATAACGTTTTGCGGAAGCTGGCAAGACGTTACCGGAAGCTCGGAGCAGAACTGAAATGGATGAGAGTTATTGAAATCGGATCCAGAGGCGGAATACATATCCACATGATCATGAACAGAATCAGAGGAGCAGACACGGATGTGTTAATCAAGGAGTGCTGGCAGCATGGAAGGATATTCTTCTCAAACCTCTATGAAGAGGGCGGCTTTGAACAGCTCGCCCAGTATATGGCAAAGGTGCCGGATGAGGAAGAGAGAAAGAAGAAAGGTCTCCCCCGGAAGCTGACTAAAGAAGAGTACAGCTATTCCACCAGCCGGAATTTAATCCGACCGAAACCGGAGAGAAAGAGATACAGGCGGTGGACGATGAGAAAACTGCTGCTATACGGTCCGAAGCCGACACCGGGATATTATATCGTCCAGGAGAGCATCCGGAGCGGCACAAACCGGTATACCGGGTATTCATACATGCGATATACCGAGGAAAAACTGGATAGGAGAATTTGAAGATGGAAGCAAGGATTTATTTAAGAACTTCATACCATGGACTCCGGAAAGCGGAAGGGTGTTACTGCGGAATCCTGGAAGCAGATACCAGTGAAGGAGAGAAGACACTGGAAGAGACAGGGAAAGACACCGGCACAGCCAATCAGATAGCCTTGCTTGGGCTGATAAAAGCCATGGAGCATATGAGAAGAGCGTCTGACCTTGAGATATTCACAGACAGTAAATATCTGGAATCCGGTGTGAACCGGTTCTTAGACGATTGGATAGCGGAAGACTTTAGGAAGCAGAATGGAGAGCCGGTGAAAAACAGTGTTTTATGGAGGCGGGCGGCAGAGCTGCTTGCACCACACAATATAAATATTTGCTACGAGGAGCACACCAAGTATTCCATGTGGCAGGATAGGAGAATGAGAGAGTATGAGCAAGAGCAGAAGAACAAAAGCGTGCACCTTTGATAAGGGTACAATTGCAAGAATCATCAGCAGAGACGAAGATACCTGTATATTCTGTGCTAGTGGCAGATGGCCGCTTGTAAAGAAGGACTTCGGGGTGTACATCCGGGATATCGCCCATGTGGTGAACCGGAGCCAGGGTGGACTCGGAGTGGAGCAGAACGGTGTCACCGCCTGCAGGAGTCACCATCAGTTACTGGACAACGGCAACAAGGGATTAAGAGATGAAATGCTTGAATTTGCAGAATGTTACCTGAAAGAGCAGTACCCGGATTGGAGCCGGGAGAAGATGGTATATAAGAAAAACTGACCTCCAAGATTAACTTACATATACACGAAGGAACTTGAAAATCTGTCATAGCCGGAGCATGGAAACCGCATAAACACAGAATGCGGAGCGTTTTTTGGAAGAGGTACAAAAGACCACACATATACACCATGCTCCGGAGAAAGGAGAGCGTGATGGGAAGACTGACAATTAAGGATGAACAAGGCAACTGGGCTTTGAAAGGTGTTAAATGGAATCAGCTCCATGTGGGCGAGACGATAACACAGCAGGTACAAGAGAAGATATATGGAGCATTGGCAAAACTGAAGGATTATGAAGATTCAGGGATGACTCCGGATGAGTGCTGGGATTGCTGTAATAGAGAAAAGGTTGCGACACAATTAGAAAAGCTGAAAAGCCTTGTACCAGTAAATAGGGTACTTGATGATATTGTAGATGATAAACCAAAGGAATTAGGAATGCTTATAGCCTATGAAAAGGCTATTGAGATTGTAAAAGGCGGTGGAGTAGATGGCAATTAAACCGATTTTATTCAACAAACAAATTAGTACCGAAATGGTTCGGGCGATTCTGGATGGAAGAAAGACCTGCACAAGACGGCTTGTAAAATTCTTGCCGGGAGAGAATTCGCAATGGACTGGATATATCAAAGACGGATTGATGTTGTACAACGGAAGGAATGAGCCTTGCATCAGAAAGGTGCCGTATCAGCTAGGCGATATCTTATATGTCCGGGAGACATGGCGCGGACTTCCAGTCAATGAAGCAGGTCATATGCGTGGTCATACCATCTATTATTACAAAGCTGATGGAGAACTTCGACCTAAAGGTTGGAGAGGCACTTGGCATCCGTCAATCCACATGCCGAAAGAAGCAGCACGTATCTGGCTTAAGGTTACAGGTGTGAGGATGAAACGGTTACAGGAGATGAAGCCGGTTGATGTGATAAAAGAGGGGGCTTATCCTGATTGTTGGGATTGTCTTAATACATACGGAGAAAGCGGTTCGCAGTGCTGTTATGGGACAGAAGAAGAATGCAGTCAATGTGATGAAGTGATGATGGAATGGGAAAAACTTTGGAACTCCACCATTAAGAAATCAGACCTTGACCGCTACGGTTGGAATGCGAATCCTTATGTATGGGTTATCGAATTTGAACGGTGCGAGGGACCGGAAACAAATTAGAATTTTAGTGGAGGCAACAACATGAAAATAAAAGAAGCAAAGGACATCTTAGAACTGATTAGAGATAACATTGAGACCCCAATTCCAGAGATCACACGTACCGGGTTGGCAATTACAGCTTTAACAGGAGGAATAGATGCATTGGAATCCGCGGAGGCATTGAAAAACAAGTTTATAGATGGCATGAACGTGCATAGTCAAGGAGATGATGCTGATGACGCCATTGAGTGCCCGTTCTGTGGCTATGAAGTAGCAATAAATGATGATTATAAAGAAATGCGACCAAAGCATTGCCCAGAATGCGGAACAAAGCTGATATATTAAACTGAAATTTAGGAGATGAAATAAATAGCTAAAGCAATATTGCTTATGGATA